AGGTTGACCCGTCGTCAACCTGCTTGCTCAACACCATCTTCTCAAGCCACACGCCGCTTGTTCGCTGGGTGACGATGTACAGAGTGTCGGACACAAAGGCTGTGCCTAACGGCGTGCCGTCGAATGTCCACTTGCTCCACGCACTTTGCGCCTTCTGTGGGCCGTTCCACAGCCATTGGTACAGGTACAGGGAGTTGCCCCCGTTGTCGGTCTGCACAACGGCACTGTTCAAGGCGGTGCTGACGGTGATGCGGACTGCATCGCCCTCAAGATACCGGGGGACGTGCGCCGTAATGTCGGCGGCGTCGTTAACGCTTCCGAGAGTAGTGGCGACGAAGTATTCACGCACCCCGGAGTAGTCGCCGCGATGGAAGGCAAACAGAATGCTGTTGCCACAATTTACCGGCACCGCATCGACCAGACCGTCAAACACAGTGCTGACGGTGGCTGATAGGGTCTTTGCCGTGAGGGTGTCACCGTTGGTCAGCGTAAGCTGGCTCTGGTCAGAGAACAGAATCAGCCGATCCTGAAACGGAACCGCGTGGTAAAGCTCCGTGACTCCCGTACCGCCGACACGATAGTCAATCCTGTCGTCGTCAAGTATGGTGGTAACGGTGGTTGGCCAGTGGTTGTAGAACTCTGAGGACTGGGAGAATATCACATTCTCACCAGACAGAATCCCAAGCCGCCCCTGATAGACGAACATGGCGTTGATTGTCTGGCCAATGAACGAGGGCTGCTTTGCGGTCAACTCATCGCCGCACGTACGGGAAGCCCACGGGGTTTTCTTGAAGGTAAACGTTCCGGGTGCGGTTCTCTGAAGGATGAACGGCATAGTGCTGGCATCAAACCCCAGGGGAATCCCGGGGCCGACGCACTCGCTCCACACACCGGTGCCAAACGTGTTGGCCGAGGTGGGAACGAACTTGACGTAGTAGTTGTCGCTGTCGCTGGTCTTGTCCCCCTGAACCTCCACCACCATGCCCGGGTATGCTTTGTTTGGAAGGTCCCCCACCCCGCCGACTGAACCTTGAATCAAGCTCATGGCCTGATTGCCGTAGGTGTCGTAGACGGAGATGGTGAAGGCCGCACCGTCCTTACGCTTCAGGTGTATCAGGTTCTCTGTGTACTGAACATCGAAGATGGAACCCAGCGAGGCGGTGATGTTGTTGGCCAACGCCGTGGCAACGTCGGTGGACTTGACGAACGTGGTTGTAACGGAGTCGGCGTATCGGAATCCATGGCCAACGTTGATGGTGCTGCTGGATGCCGGGTAGGCCGCATTGGAGGTGTAGCTCGCAACTGATATTGAAGTGGCCCCACTGGCTGCATCAGCCGTGGTCGCCACCTGCTGGACGCCATTGTCACCCTTGAGGGTAATCACGGTGCCGCTGGGGATTGCCTGTGACAGGGCCGTTACACTGAGGGAGGTGATGCCCGACTGTCCGTTCGTCAGGGGAGACGAAAGGGTGGCCACAGGTCCCGTCAGGTTAATGTCAATGTGGTATTCATGCCCGATCAGCCCTTGCTTGATCCACACCAACGCATCGTTGGGCTGGGCTGGGCTTGTAGGCGTGTCCATCACCGCAACCTTTTCTCGGTTGACGATGAACGTGGTGTCCTCAACAGTCACGGCACGGAAGGATTGGTAGGCCGGATTGGTGATTGCGAGGTAGCTGGTGCCGTCCGGTGTGAGAACGGTCATGGGGTTTCCGTTCAGGTCGAACACCTGCACCGAGCCGTTGGTCAGAATCACGATGTAGCGTTCGGTTGTGTCTCGGTTGATGAGGTACACGAACGGGCTGGTCAGTGTGCCGTTGGCCAGCTTGGCGATGTGCTGTGTTGGCTGCCGCTTGGATAGGCCGTCCACAACCGAGCACACCGCGTTTTCCAGGGCCTCAACCTGCGAGTCCAGCCGCATGGCTTCCGCCTGCTGCGAGACTCCATTGATGAGGTTGGGAAAACTGTCAGAGATAATCAAGAGATGCCCCTCCATCCGCCATAGCGTTTAGCGATGGAGTCGAGATAGTTGGAGTGGGTCGTGTTGGATTCAAGCCGTTTGAACTGAATGTAGGCTTGAAGCTCATCACCTGATGCAACCTGATTGGTCGCATCAACACCCATAGACTTGTTGTAGAACTCTCGCTGAGCCTTCTGCACGATGTATGTCCGTGCGTGCTGAGGAAGCTGCTCCCAATCCAGTGCAAGAACCGCAATGGCTTTGAGAGTGGTGGGGAACATGAACGACTGTGTTGCGAGGTTGTACAGTTGGTTTCCCCGAAGGGTGACGTTGTACTCTCGGCGGGAATACTTCAGGGGGTCAAGGTCTATCAGTAACACGTTATCGGGAACGAAGATGTTCCCTTTGGTGTTGGGGACAAGCTGGTAACAGTCCTCAGTGTTAAACTTCCAACCGTTGGTCTGAACCTCACGGCTGGTCTTGTCGAGAATCTGCAAGGCACGGGTAACGTCAACTGTCGTCTGCGTGAGGTTGTTGATGGGGGATTGGTTGATGGACGAGAGTAGAGTGTTTACCGCGTCCAGCTTGGACGTTTTGTTAAGCACTGAGAACTCCGATGGTGATGAAAAAATAGCCCCTCCAGGCTGTTAACCTGAAGGGGCCTGAAAGTCCCTCTGTTGAAGGGAATTTTACGGGAGGGCGAGTTCGACAGCCGCTTCGGGGCGAAGGTAGCCGTTGCCGGTCATCATCCTGGCGATGAACACCGTGTTCTGCTTACGGGCCTGGTAGTCCGCCTCGAACATAATGTCGAGAAGCTGGACAGTACCGACTGCACCCTTGTGCCACACAACACCCTGAGACTTCGAGAAGTCCCCGTTGTAGGTGTTCAACGCACCGGCTTCGGCGGTGCTGATGTTGGTGCTGGGGATGCTGTTGGACCATTCGACGGGGCAACCCGCAATCGACGGAACCTTGCCGGTGCGGAACGGGCTGTCGCCGTGGCCGCTGGCAATGTAGTCCATGTCGATACACAGGTCAGACTCAAGCAGGTTGAAGTACTGAGTCGGGCGAACAACCGCCGTGATCTTGTCGGGGTCAACCGGAACGTCCAAAGCCGCCAGACGGGCAACCGCGTTCTTGATGGACTTGGCAAGGACGGTGGCGTCCGTGTCCATATTGGCCGCAGTAATCGCCCCGCCAGCGGAGGCACCAGTAACGAGGGGCGTGGCCCGGGAGGTGAGGATGAGAAGCTGAGCGACGTTCAGGTCAGCCTTTTTGGCCAACGCTTCGCCCTGCTCCTCAGACCGGGTGGAGTCCACGCTGTAGTGGGCCATAAGTTCGTCAACGTTGCTGACCGCAATGTCCGAGATGATCGGACGGTCAAGGTTGATCGTCTTTTCGGCCTGGGGCAGACCATCGTGGCCGTCCAGTTCATCCGAGACGCTGGGGACGTAGAAGCGGGCCGTGGTCTTGCCGGTGAGCGGGAAGCTAGCACCGGTACCGTTCGGAATCTGCTTCTTCATCACGCGGCTGGCGATGATGAGTTTGTACTTGAACCGCGTGACGATATCCACGAGGTACTGCTTTTTGAACAACTCAAATTCAGCAGTCGTCGTGGTTGGCTGGGTACCAGCAAAGTTACGTACGCCAAGCCGGTCAATAGTGGGGAACATTGGAGGGGAGTGCTCCTAGTGGGTAAGTGGATGGGGTTTGGGAACTGCCTTGGGTGTGACTTCCGGTCTAACTTCTACTTGCCTTTCCCGCAGCGGGTTGTCGGACGCATCCGGCCCGGTGTACTTGACAAGAGACTATTATTTCGGAGTTAGAATCCAACCGATGATCCTCAGTGGCCACACGAAGATATCGGTGTGAAGGTTGAGGATGAGCATGATGATGGTCAGGAGAATTGCACCGGCTGTGAGCCAGCCGATGAGCCGCCATGTGGCACCGCCGAGCCAAGCGTCATGATACTTCTTTACAGCAGCATCACGTTCCAGTACGACCTCGGCCTTTTCCTTGGTCAACTTCTGAATCGCGGAGTCTTTCTCTTTGGTTACCGTAGAAAGTTGTGCTTGCAGTGTGGCGTAGTTTGCCACCTGCTCCGCGATCTTCTGTTCGAGTTGGTCCTGCTGTTGCGTCAGGGTTGCAACCTGAGCCTTGGCAGCGATCAACTCACTGTTTGACTCTTGGACTTTTACCTGAGCCTGAACCACCGGGGGTTTAACCTCGGTTGCCGGGCGTCCAAGATTCAACAGGTCGAGGGCCTTGCCGATGTAGTCAAGGGCTGACGTGTTGGTTGTCTGTGCGTTGTCGATGTGTTGAACGATGGACTTGCGGCTGTCGTCCAATGCCTTGTGGTCGGGTGCAATGACAGGCGTTGTACAGCCCGTCAGAGACACCCCCGCCCACAAAGTCAAAATAGCGAGGAATGTTTTCAAGGCAGACCTCACAGCTTCGAGATGGAAAGGCGTTGCATGTATTCGCGTTGGTAGTCCGGGTCGGTTTTGTACTTCGGGTTGGCCCGGAACTTCACCGCGTCGTCTAGACTACGGAACGGCTGGAACTGTCCACCGCCAACGCTGCCGGACACCAAGTTGGGGTCGCGACCATTGGCCGCTTCATACTTGGTCTTGAGGCCAGCAACGGCGAGCTTCGCAGCGTTCAGGTCACCGCTTTTAATTGCAGTGTCAAACGCCTTCTGGTCGCCTTCGTTGAAGTTGGCAGCCGCCCACGCAGCCATCTGCTTATAGGTGTCAACACCACCAACCACGTCGGTAATGTTCTTGGCGTAGGCTTCAGCTTCGGCCTGTTGGAACTTGATGTAAGAATCAACACGCTGTTTGCTGAAGCCATATTTGGTTTGAAGTTCCGCATACGAAGTCTCAGAGAGGGTACCGTTGGTGGCAAACTCCTGCTCGTACTTCGAGAACCCTTCCTCGGCAGCGGGTGGTGTTACGGGCTTTTCAGGAGCCGGTGCAGCAGGCGGCGTTGCCGGGGTGTTGGGCGTAGGCGTCGGGGGCGTTTCAGGGGTGGGGGCCGGGGTTGCGGTCCCCAACTTTTTGGACAATTCGTTGTAGGACTGTGCCAGAGCCGCCACGTCCACGTTACCGTCCTTTACAAACTTTGCGGGGACGCCTTCGGGGACAGCTGGTGGTGTGTTTGGTGTGGTCACTTGTACTTAACTCCCTTGTTGTGCTTGTTGCTGTTGTTGGGCTGCCTGAATGGTGTTGTTTGCTATGTCGCCCATTGCCTTGGCCGCGTGGGGTGCTGTGGCTTGAGCCAGTGCAGCCTGCTGTTGCTGCTGCTGCATCTGCTGAATCTCCCGAGCACTCCGCACAATGTCGTCGTCGGTCACGCCGTTGGCTGTGAAAATCTTGGAGGCCAGCTTTTCGGGACGGACGTATTGCGGCACTGCCTGTGGGCCGAGAAGTTCAGCGAGCATCTGGCAGGCACGTTCAATTCGTTCAAGCTCATGCCCACGTCCCAACGCTTCCAGCCCGGTGATGATTACCGGATGAACCATGTTCTTCGGAAGTTGGGGAAGGGCGTTGGCACGGGTGAGTCGGTTGATGAGGCGGGTGATGAGCAGCCGTTGGAACTCTTCAGCAAGCAGCGAGTAGACGCCGCCTAAAGAGTTCTCAAGTTCCTGAGCCACGTACCGAATCTCTTCGGCAGTCACTCGTTCACCGTTACGCTGCACGGCACTGTTCAGAAGGAACACGAACCCGAGGTCAGACCTCAGGCTTTGAATCATGTCCTTAGCCACAGCAAGGTCAGCTTGCTTGTTGACCTGAAGTGCAGCCACATCGTCGATGTTGCCTTCAACGAACCCGCAGTTCTCGGCGTCCGCCAAGTCCTTTGCGTTGATCGTTGAGTTAGGCTTGACGAGGAACACTACTTTGGCAGCCGCAAGGGAACCTTGGGCCACTGTTTCGGCTAAGACTTCAAGGTTCTTCAGGTCACCCGCATAGTCCTCAGCCATACCCCGGCCATAATCCTCAG